CACACTCTCCGGGTCAGGCGCGCCTTGGGGATTGTCGGGGGCAACGTATGACTGTCCTGCCGGTGGCGCGGTAAAGTCCGCGTGCATGTCGTGGACGTTGCGCACGGCATTGACCTTGCGCTCGCCGGCCAGCGCGAAATTCGCCGCCGCCTGTGACTGATCCTTCGCCGTCTGCGCGTCCATCCGCGCACCCTGCTTCTGCGCCGCCGCGGCTGCCATCTGCCCCTGCTGCTGCTGGTGCTCCTGCATCCGCTTCAGCAGGTCGTCCTTGTTGCGCAGGCTGCTCGCCGCAATCAGCACATCGCCCGGTATCAGCCCCGGCTGCATGCTCGCCAACTGGATCAGGCTCTGGAACGTCTCCGCCTGCAGCGTCGGCACGTCCTGGCCCTCGGCCACGGTGATATCGACATCCAGATCGGTGATATCGCCCTCGATCCTGACGACCTGATCGAGCCGCGGATCGCCGGGCATCAGCTGCATGTTCTGCATCACCATGGCGCGGTTGGCCTGTGGCATGCGCGCCAACTCGTCCTTCAGCGTTATCGGCACGTTGATGCCGACCCAGCGCGTCGACTGCAGATCGTCAGTCACCCGCACCCACTTCGGCGCCGTCCAGAACTGCCGCGCTGCCATCCAGGTCATCTCGTAGACGCGGCGCGCCCACATGCGCAGGCTGTCGGCCAGTGGCTCGTTCTGCACCGCCCCGCCGGCCTGCTGTGCGAGGATCGCCCGTCCGGACAACTCCCGCGGATCGGTGCCAGACATCGCCGCATTCGGCCCGGCAAGCTGCATCTCCTGTGTGGCATGTTGCAGGAGCTGCCACTGCCCGGTCGCTAAGTCGTTGCCGCGCTGCACCTCAAATTTGAGGCCGGGCATGGTTTCGACATACCCATCCGGCCGTGCGACTTCCCGCCTCGCCTTATCCACATCAGTGACGGCGCCTTGCTCGGCGATAACCTGCGCCACTGATAGAAGATGCAACGCCTTGCTGCGCCGCTTATTGATTTCGTCTTGCAGCGAGATCAGATCGCGAACTGCGCCGTAGCGGTTATTATCCTGGTCAACGTATGCCGATTGCAGGATCAGCGGGCAGCCGCTCTTACCGCGGCGATCCTTAAACGGGCTGCGCCATGGATCAGTGAGATAACCGACGCGGGTGAACGTCGCACCCCAGTAGCTGCCGCCCTCCGACCAGTAGCCTTGCACGACGCGAGTGCGGCGGCGGCGCGTATCGAGCCACGCCACGTCGTATGGCCGGTCGGTGTATTGGCCGGTGGCATCGGGTGAAGCGAACGTATCATCGATGACATCAGCCCTGTCCGGATACATCTCGGTCAGCTGGTCCTTGTCCATCCAGATGACGATCCCGACGTATCTGGCATCGAGGAAGTCAGGCGAGCGGCTGTGCGGATCCCACCAAAGCCTATCCCATGGCACCTGCGTGTAAGTGATGTTGCAACCACCGCGTCCATCGTCCTCGAGGCCGATCTCGATGCCGCCCGCGCCCTCGACTAGCATGTTCTCAAACACGGCGCTGCGCAGCACCTGGAAGTCATTATCGTCGGCGACGTAGCGCAACGCCTGGGTCGCCGCATCGGCGCGGTCGTCTTCTGACGGCGTGCGCGGAAACGCCTTCGGATCGGTGCGGGCTCTGCGCTCCATGCCGCCGAGCAGATCCACCTTGCGGCGGATCCAGTTCACCACGATCGCCGGCTGGCCGCGCTTGCGCAGTTCCTCCAACTCATCCGGCGTCCACTGCTCGCCATCGAGATAGGCCCGGTCGCGTTCGGCGAACTCGCGGGCGTCCATGCCCGACCGCTCCGCTTCTTCAAACCACTGGACGAGGCGCTTGTGCTGCTCGTCGGCATCGCGCGGGAAGTCGTCCTGGCCCGCGTCGAGGTCGCGGACGGCGGTCGGCCATTGGTCGCCTTGGTCGGTGCGGACTATGGTGAGAGAGGCAGACATCAGAACAAGCCTAGAGGTTCCAGTGTCACTAGAGGAACGCGAACGAGAGTATCAGGCGGCGTTGGCGGCTTATCGGGTGGCGATGCAGCGGCTGATGTCGGCGAAAGCCGCACGACCGGACTACTGGGAGGCGTATCTAGCGGGTGAACGAGACTTGAAGACACTTGCTGAGCGCTATGACAAACCAGTCATCAGAATTCGCAAGGAGATCGAGAAGAACCTACGAGACAAAGCATTCGGTCCGGAGACAGAACCCGAATATCTCGCCAGAATGCTTGATGCAGACCGCCACCGACAATTCATTGACGAGGAGCGGCGGGTTCGCGCTAACCGCGAATGGCAAGACTGGTCTAATCCGGATCACAGCGACGCATGGCGAGAGGCCTTCCGCCGATATAAGGGTTGGTGAGCGCCGCCCGGATCTCTGGCAACGACGGTAAGCGAGGCGCTCACCTCAGACGCTCACCACTCGCGTCCGGACCAGGTCTGCCCGGTGGTGGCACCGAAGACGGACAGCGCGCCGTTCGGTGCCAGCGGGCTGCCAGGACTGCCGCAGGCATACTGTCCGCCGGCCGGCACCCGGATGCTCGGCTGAGTTGCCGCTGCGGTGCCGAGGTCGTTAATCCACAGATCGCCTGTGCTGTTGTTCTGGATGACGCAGCCGCGCCGGTTGGGATTGAACCCGGTGGCGTTCTGTGCGGTGCCCCCGGTGGTTAGCGTGCCGCTGATGTTGCCCATGTATACCGCCTGGGCGTGCGCCGTGAACGGCAGCAGCGCTGCGATGACGATGAGGTGCCTCATGTGTCGATCCTTAGTTGGCGGGGAACACCACGGCGTAGGCGTGGACCAGGGTCAGCGTTTCGGTGCCAAGGCCAAGTTGTCCGCTAATGTTCACCCACGCATCCTGCGTCGTATCGATTGCCGACGTGACGGATGCGGAGGTTGACGAGGAGAATGGCTGACCGATCGGAGCGCCATACGCTATCTGCGAATTGGTGGCGTTGTTGTTGCGGTAGACCGCCATCGCCTGCATCGTAGCGGTCGCTGACTGCGTTGTCGCTGCGAGCAGGCCGCCGGAACCGACTGCTTGCGATGACGAGAGGCGGATGAGCAAGGTCTTGTTGTTGGCACTGTTCGTGTAACTCATCAGCGTTTTGATTTCGATATGGCCATTCTTTCCCATGGTATTCGCCGGGATTTTGAAATTCGCCAGGTTCGTCTCGGCGGTCGTCCCGGTGACCGATGTCTGCCCCTGTGTCGCGGCGACGATGAAGCCGGAGGGCGGTGCAATGCCCATCTGTGCCGAGGCCGACATCGCCAGCATGAGCGCGGCCCACAGCAGGAGTGCCAGACGGATCATGGCGCGTAGAACACCGTTGCCGTGGCGCGCTGCAAGGTCAGCGTTTCGGTGCTGAGCGCAAGGGCACCATTCAGGTTGATGAAAGTATCGGCCGTCGTATCGAGGCTGGACGTGGCAATCGCAGAAGCGGTCGAGGCAAATGGCGAGCCGCCGGCGTTGGCAAACGCGGTCTGCGAATTGGTGGCGTTATTGTTGTGCAGTATCAGCAGCATCTGAAAGCTGGCCGTCGTCGTCGGTGCGGCATTCGGCCAGAGGACACCGCCCGACGTTGCGCCTGCCGTTGACGTAAATCGTGGCTGCAAGGTCTTTACGTTGGCTGAGTTCGTGTAGCTCCACAGCGCCTTGATCTCGACTGCGCCATTTTTACCCATGCTATTCGCCGGTATCCGGAGGCTCGCCAGATTGGTTTCGGCCGTCGTCCCGGTGAGGTTGACCGGCCCGGTGGTTGATACCACGACACCGCCACCACCACCGCCCACGCCTGGGAACGTAACCAGCTGCGCCAGCGCCGGCGCACTGACGAGAAGCACCGCAGCGATGAGTGCGCGACGCATCATGGCACGGGGAAAATCACGAGGGCGGCGTGTTGCAGCGTCAGCGTCTCGCCGGCTGCTGCGACGACGCCGTTGATGTTAATCCATGCGTCCGCTGTCGTATCAACGGTGCCGGTCACAGTGCCGGCGGTAGTGGCTCCGTATGGTGTCAGGAGCAACTGGCCGTTTGCAAAACCGAGCTGCGCATTGGTTGCGCCGCTGTTGCCGATGGCCAGAAGCGATTGAGCCGTGGCGGTTGTTGTCAGGACGGTCTGAAAGCCTGGCTGACCGCTAACGGCACCAGATGTCTGGCTCAACCGGATCGACAAAGTCTTGTTGTTGGCGCTGTTCGTATTGGCCCACAGACATCTAACCTCGACCAACCCGTTCTTGCCGATGGTATTGGCCGGGATTTTCAACGAGACCATGTTGGTCTCGGTCACGATGCCGGTCAGCGTCACCGGCCCGGCCGTGGCGATGACAATACCGCCGCCGCCTGACGCGCTACCCGACAGATCCACCGTCTGGCCATAGGCCGCGACCGACAGTGCCAACGCCGCCGCAAGAACGACCGGTAGCCGCATCAGTACTTCACCATCCCGCCACCGATGCGCGTCCACCCCGGATCGCTGTGCTTCAGCGCATTTGATGGAAACTCGACAATCTTCGGCGCTATGAGTTTGCGGATCTCCACCAGCGCCGCGTTCATCTGCTTCACCGTCTCGCGCAGCCCGTCGATGGCATGCAGCATTGCGTCCAGCGTCGCGGACGTGCGGTCCTGTTGCAGCACTCCACTGCCTTGCATGTAGTGCTCTGCATCCGCTTGATAGCGCCGATAGTCGCGCGCTCCCTTGGCGTGCTCGTAATCAGCCACTGCCTGCTGCTGTGCCTCGGTGATGCGCTGCATCTGCCGCTGCGCGCGCCGCGCTTCCATCTCTGGCCTGAAAGGGTTGTCGTCCATCATGGCTCACTCCTTCCGCGCATTGCGCTGATGCTCATCATGGCGCCGAACAACTTCCGTGAAATAACCAGCAAACGCCCGCGCCACACCTAGCGGTATGGTCTCCCAGATATAATTCATTTCAATCTCTTCGCTGCCCCCACGCTTATCGATATACATAGCCATATCGTCAGCAAAATCGTCTGCCATGAACTTCCACGCGACTATCCCGCCGTCCTCCATCCGCACTTCGACCTCTAGTACCAACTCTGAACTAAGGTAGAGCGGTTGCTCCATTGCCGTGCTCCGCCTTGAACGGGTTGTCGTCCATCATCACTCACTCCATCAATGCCGACGTGGAAAGCGCAGCGGGACGTGGTCGCCATCCACGTTCAGCGCCATCGGCGCCTCGCCGTTCATTATCTTGTTGCGCAACCAGTCCGACATCACCTGAGCCGTCCACCCCGTCTTCAGGCACGCCCATTCAATGCCCAGCATCGCGTCAACCCACTCCGGGTCGGGTGCCATCTTCCTCATCGCCTCAATCTCCCGCAGCCGACGCTGGCGCTGCTTGGGCGTCTTCAACGCGTCCAACCGCTGCTGGATTTCCGCAACGTTCGCTGCTCGTCGCTCCATCACTCCTACTCCATGCCGAGAATGGCCTCACGTACCGGGGCTGCTGCGCCTCGGTGATGCGCTGCATCACGGCTGCCGCTTCATCGACTTCTTCGGCTCTGCCCGCTTCAGCAGTCCGGACTTCTGATCCGCCTTGTTGAAGTCCTTGGCGACCTTATGCGGGATGTCCATGCGCTTGGCGAACTTCGGATCGTGCGCCGCCGCCGCCATTGTGCGCGCCTGCTTCTCTGTGGTTGATGGCATGTCGCTTCCTCCTACCAGCGTCCTGCGGCGGCATCCGGATTGCTGTCGCCCCACGGGTTAGCGCCTGGGTTATTCTGCTGTGCCAGCATCTGCTGGAACTGCGCCAGCGCCTGCTGTGGCGTGATGTTGGGGTTGGTGACCGTGCCCTGCGATAGCTGTGCGAGGTAATCCATCGTCGTCCTCGGATCGCCGAACTGAGGGAACCCGGCGGTCCCCAAGATGCCCATCGTCTGCGGCCCCTGCCCCGTCGTCGGATCGACGCCATAGGCGTTCTTGTTCTGCGCATTGGCCCACTGCGTCACGGCGTCGGTCACCGACATCGGCTGGGTTGGTGCGGCTCCTGCGGGCGTCGCGGTGGGTGCCACGGCGGGCGACGTGCCGCCGGCGGTCACCCCAGCATAGCCGTAGGGCGTGCCGAGCTGGTTCGGCGTGGTCGAGTAGATGCTATCCGGGATGTCGCCGGAGAACAGCGTGTTGAGCGAACCGCTCATGGCCTAAGCCGTTGATTTCATGTCGTTGCGTGAGCCTTGCGCGCCGATCTCGGGCAGTTCGGTTCGGCACTCGGGGGGTATTGCGCAAAATACCGTAGGTTTATTGAGCAACCGCAGCAGCACAACCATGGGTTACGGGCGATAAGATCCGTTTGCGCCATCTTGCAGCGCAGCAATCGCCGCCCGTGCCGCCGTCTCGGCGATCTGAAACTCCTTGTCGCCCCAGGCCTGCTGTCCCGCTGGCAGCGACGACACATACTCCGACGCCGCCTCCGTGCCGGCGTCGACCGCGTCCTCGATCAGTGTCGTTTCGCTACTCTCCATCGTCCCCGTCCGACATATCAAACCGATAGCGTCGCTCGTCCACCCGCGCCGCCTCCATCGCATCCGCAAACCAGCGCGTCAGATTGGCCAGCCGGTTCTCGCGCGACGCCAGCGGACCCATCGCCTCGGCCGCCTCGCGCTGCAGGAACGCCTCGGCCCACTGCGCCGGATCGCAACCGACCGCGTGCTTGAACTCGCCGCCGCTGATCGTGCGATAGTCCGGCTTGTCATCCAGCGCCATCACGCCACCTTCCACGCCTGCGCATCCTGGCTCTCCCGCGCCCGAGCAAACGCACGCGCCCAACTGTCATGCACTTCCGGAACGGCGGCGTCGCGCACAAACGGCCGCGACATACAGGCGTAGCGGCATTCGTCCGCCGCGTGGTCCTCCATGTCGCTGTCGATGTCCTCCGGCCGCGCATCGTCGTGCTGCAGCGCCGGCAGCGTGCGGATCAGATCCCGGCACGTCGCGAACATCAGCAGCATCGGCCGCTCGTCCGCATCGCCCACCAGACGCGAGCGCAACTGATCCCAGCCACCCATCGCACCCCGCTGCGGCACGCGCCGATTGTCCGCCGGCCGGAACACCACACCCCGTCCGATCATCCTCTGCGCAATGCTCGGCCCACCATCCTCCGCGAACATCGCCGGGTCGGCGACGCCGGTCATCGGCATCGGGTCGTCCTGCTCGCGCTGCTTGATGCCGTCCGCCACCGCTTCGGCGGTGAGTTTGAGGCCCACATTGGGTTCGGCATTCCGCATGCCATACCACTCGCGATAGCGCACCAGCGCGCCGCGGGCGATGCTGGGCAACGAGCCGTCGCTCACCGCCCACCAGCCGCACGAGAACGGCCGCGCCGAGCCCCAGTCGAAGCTGCGGAACCGCGGCCAATGCTCCGGCAGCAGCATCGGCGCAATGACGTGGCGATCAAGCGAGAACTCCGGAAAGAAGGCGCCCGAAACGACGCTCCAATCACCCTCGAGCCATGCCCGCACAAGTTCTGCGGAGCCCGACGCCTTCAGCCGCTGCACGTAGTCGGCGCCGAGGTATTTGTTATCCGCCACGCGTGACGGGATGTAGATGCGCTCGAGGCCGCCATCGTCCTTTAGCACGCGCCATCCCAGCGGCGCGGGATCGATGTACCTGGCCCTCAGCCACTGGTGACCAGGGCCGCCAGGGTTGCCGGTGAGGCGCATG